GCCAGAAGGCGAGTTCGCCCTCGACGGTCAGGAGGCCGCTTTCCAGCGCGTCGACGAGGCGGGCATGGGTGACGATCTGGCCCAGGCGCAGCGCGCGAGGCCGAAGGCTGCACCAGTCTGGCCGGGGTGGAACCGACCCGCACGATCAACGGCCAGTCGCGCGCCGTGGTCCTCTACACCCGCGCGGTGCGCTGCGCGGCGGCAGCCGAACTCTCCGAAACCCACCGCGACGTGACCGCCACCGGCCATGGCGATGCCCGCGCCGAAGACGACAAGCTCACCGCCAGCGACTACCGGCGGATGACCACCGAGGCCGTGCGCGACCTGATCGGCACCAACCGCAACGCCGTGGACCTGATCTGATGGCGGTCACGGCCACCGCGCAGCAGGACGACATGCTCGACGCGATCTGCTGGCGCACGCTGGGCACCACCGCCGGGGGCGTCGTCGAGCAGGCGCTCGATCTCAATCCGGGCCTGAGCGAAACCGCGCTGATCGCGGCCGGCACCCCGGTGCTTCTTCCCGATCCGCCGACCGGCGATCCGGTCTCCACTCTCGACACCACCAACCTCTGAGACTGATCCATGGGCAGCGACTTTACCGACTGGCGCGACTTCTTCTTCTGGTGGGTGGCCAGCCTGTTTGCAGCGGGCACCGTGGTCGCGGCCAAGCTGGGCCTGCGGCTCTATGGGCTGGCGGGTGATCCCCCGCTCGATCCCGCGCTGGCCGCGCACTGGCACCGCCGCCGCCGCTATGTGGCGATCGGCGAGGTTTCCGCGCTGCCCGCCTTCGCGACCGTCTCAGTCGTGCTGGTGAGCTTCTACCACCTCAACCCGGTGGCCGCCGTGCTGATCGCCATGGCCCAGGGCATGGTCGGCTTTGCGCTGCTGCTCGATGGCGCGGCCTGGCTGTTCCGCAAGCGCATCGGGCTTCCCGCGCCTGCCGCGTCGGACACCAGCCATGGATAACCTCCTGATCGGAGCGATCACGCTGGCCAGCCTCGCAGGCGCGGCCACGGCCTGGCTGCTCGCCCTGCCCCATCACCTCGCCCTGCGCCGCCCCCACGCGCCCGACACCAGAGACCCGGCCCGATGAAGAAACCAGCTTCCCTACGCGCAGCCCTCGCCCGGCTGATGCCGGACCTCGCCCGCGACACCGACCGTCTGGCCATGTGGGTGGAAAAGGGCAAGGTCGTCGCGCGCCTCGGCCCCCAGCGCGGCTTTGCCTGGGAATACGACCAGATCGTGCTGGTCAGCCGCTATGTGGGCGATCCGGCGGCGCTGTTCTTCGTGATCTGCGACTGGCTGCGCAGCCAGCAGCCCGACCTTCTGGCCAGTGGCGCCGATGGCTTCCCGTTCGAGGTCGACACGCTCTCCGAAGCGGAAAGCGACATCCAGATCACCCTCCCGCTGCGCGAAGCCATCACCGCCACGCCCGGCCAGGACGGCAAATGGCACCTCGACATGGTGCCCGAACCGGTCCCGATGATGCCCGAAAGCCAATGGCTCGGCCCGCGCCTCACCTCGATCTGGGCCGACGGCATCCAGATCGCGCCCCTGCCTCCATCCGAGTCCTGATTCATGACCGACGCCGGTCTCGACCATCTCGCCCCCTGGCTCGAAGGCTATCTGCAACGCCTCGCCCCCAGCGAACGGCGCAAACTCACGCGCCGCCTCGCCAAGGCCCTGCGCGACGCCAACGCCCGCCGCATCCGCGACAACGTCGAACCCGACGGAACCCCGATGCAACCCCGCAAGAGCAAGCGCGACCGGCGCGGGCGCCTGCGCAAACGCAAGGGCCGTATGTTCCCCAAGGCCGCCCTGTCCCGCAACTTGCGCGGGCAGGCCCGCACCGACGAACTGGTGATCCGCTTCCGCCCACTGATCGAACGGACCGCCAAAGTTCACCAGTTCGGCCTCGAAGCCCCCGTCGATTCCCGCATCCCCAACTCGATCAAGGTCCGATATCCCGCAAGGCGGCTGCTCGGCCTTGCCCCCGACGACATCGCGATGATCGAGGAGGACACGCTGGGATTGCTGGGCTGAGCATGTACAAACTATAGTCGACACACCCTCCTTGATTGTCTATTAAAGTAGATACAAAGGCGATCAGGACCACCGTGCAATTCGACACCTGGATGGCCAGCCTTAAAGATCGGGCGGCCATCGCACGCATTCGGATCAGGATCGACCGCCTGGCACTGGGCAATCCGGGCCAGTGCCGCAATCTGAAAGGCGGCGTCTGCGAATTGAAGGTGGATTTTGGTCCCGGCTATCGCGTGTATTTCACCGAGCGGTCGTCTGACGAAATCGTCGTGCTGTTGTGTGGCGGCAGCAAGAAAGGGCAGGATGCTGACATCGCCCTCGCTATCGCCCTTGCAAAGGAGGTCTGGTCATGGCCATTGAACTCACGCCCTACGATGTGGCGGAATATCTGGGCGAAGAAGAAGATATTCGCCATTACCTCGAAGCCGCGTTCGAGGATGGCGATCCGGCGGTCATCGCTCTGGCGCTGGGCAACGTGGCCCGCACGCGCGGCATGTCAAAAGTCGCGGCCGACGCCGGTATCAGCCGTGCCGGTCTTTACAAGGCTCTCGGCGAAGGCGGTAATCCCTCACTCGAAACGCTCACCGCGATCCTTCGCTCGTTCGGCATGCGGCTTTCCGTCGCGACCGCAGCATAACTTTGCCTCGCGCCCTCACATTTTCCCGAGCCAGACGATGAAGATCTTTATCGCTCTGGTTCACAAGGACGAAGGCAGCGCCTGGGGTGTATCGTTCCCCGATCTGCCCGGCTGCTTTTCAGCGGCGGATACCCTGGCAGACGTTTTGCCCCAGGCTGGAGAAGCACTCGAACTGTGGTTCGAGGATGAACCTCTGGTTGAAGCCCGCAGCATGGAAGCCATCAGAGCCGCAGTCGCCGAGGATCTGGCCCAGGGCGCCTTTCTGATGGCCGTGCCTTATATGCAGACCACCGGAAAACCCGTGCGGGTAAACGTATCAATCGACCGTGGAATGCTCGATGCCATCGACACCGCCGCCGCTGCCCGCCACCTCACTCGCAGTGCTTTTCTGGCAGAAGCAGCCCGCAACGAGATCCGCGGAGCCCATTGACGCAGGCCAATACCATGCTCTTTCCAACAGACTGAATCGGGAAATGGAAGGGCCGCATGGCCCCCAAGGCCAGCCTTGCCAAAAACCTGTGACACTCCCGACGACATCGCCATGATCGAAACCGGTGCCCCGGATTGCTGGAACAGAAAGCGTAGATAGCCATCTCGCCAGCGATTGACGTGTACGGCAAAACGCCGTACATGATTCGACTGAAGGGAAAGGACATGTTTGCTCTCGAACCAGCCGCCACGACGCCGGGCAAAATGGAGGCCCGCAAGGAATTGCGGATGCACCGTGCCGACGAGGAACGGATCAGGGCCGCCGCCGCCGCAACCGGCCTTCAGGAGGCGGATTTCATCCGCCAGGCAGCCCTGCTGCGCGCGCAGGAAGTCGAGCAGCGCATGGCCTTGTCCATCCTGCCTCACGAAGCATTCGAGGCGTTCAAAGCCGCTATCGTCGCGCCCGGCAAGGTTTCTACAGGCCTTGCACGGGCAATAAAGGCATCGGAAGGCATGCTCAAGGATGCCGACTGAGCCTTCGACGGAAACATTGTCACTCACAATCGCGAAATTCGACAAGGCGCTGCATGATCGCAGCGCCTTTTCTTGCGGCTTCGCGCCCATCGACAATTTCCTGAAATCCTCCCTGTCAGACCAGGTCCGCGACGGCATGGTGACCGCCTGGCTCGCAACGGCAGGCGATAGCCGCGCGGTGCTCGGCTTCTATACGCTGGGCGCTATGGCCGTGCGTTCCAGCCTGGGACCAAAGGCCTGGCAGCGCGCCCGCGTGCCGGATATCCCGGTAATCTACATTCGCGCAGTGGCCGTTCACGAAACAATGCAAGGCAAAGGCCTGGGAACCGCGCTGGTCGTCGATGCGATCAAGCGCTGCGCAGCCATAGCAGAACAGATGGGCGCAGCCGCGGTGGTCCTCGATGTCCTGCGCGATGCCCATTTTGACCGTCGCTGGAAATTCTACGTCGATCTGGGCTTCCAATCTCTGCAAGACCCCGAAAATCCCACCCGAGCCTACATCACAATGGCCGATGTCAGGGCCACCCTCGCCCAAAGTTGAGTGGAAGCCCTCGCTGTCGGAAAACCCCTGCCTGCAAGGTGATCGCTCACCTCTTCAACCCGACATGGTTTTTCGATCAATCTCGTGACCCGTTGAAGCTGCTCAGGCCCATTTTCCAAAACTCCGCAGAGGATTTCCGGCAGGATTATTCAGAGAGCTACAAAAAGCCCTGGCTCAGCAGGGTCGGCCAAGCTTTCGCCGCTGCTGGATGGAATATCCCGTCCACGCCGTTGAGATCAGCGCCACAAACGGAACGCCGAGGCCCGGGACAACCTGCCCAATACCGAAAGCAATCATCGCGATGGCAAGCGCAACAACGAGATAGGCCCAAGCCGGAATCATCAATCCCTCCTTGTGTAGCCACGCGATGATTATCGTGTTTTCATCGCTTCGGCAACGCTGGCCGCTGCGCAAGAAATACACGGCGACACCCAAAAAGCAGGTCATTTTCGACTGACGCGAAGAGTTTCAGGG